TGGTCTACTACATCGAGGGCTGGGGCGACAATAAGATGCGCGTCGAGACTTTCACTGAGAAGTTGATCGACATTATTCTCCGCTACCGCAAGGAGGATAAGCGCATCTTCAAGATCACTGACGAGCAGGAGACTGGCGGCAAGATCGGCACTTGGGAAGCGGTCCTGCGCAACGCGTGCCACGACAAGAAGATTCCTCTCCCTGGCGGCAAGCTGTGCGTGATGAAGCGTGGCAACAAGGCTAAGACTCGGCGCATTCTCGAGGCTGCAGCCTTCTGGGTCGAGGGCCATGTCAAGCTGGTGAAGGGCGCTCCAGGCGTCAAGAAGCTCATTTCCCAGATGTTGCGCATCGGCTACAGCAAGCACGACGATTACGCCGACGCTGCTAGCGACGTTTTCGCCCCTGAAATCTACAAAACCATGCGGCTTCACAACCGCAACACCGAGGAAGGAGTCGTCCCGCTTCGCCCGGGTGACGAACTATTGCGCAATGGACTTATGCCCCAGAACACCACCGAACTCCGCTCTATGTACGATGCCGCCGCTCGGCTCGATCGCGAGCAGTATTCCATTTCAACTGACAATTGGCCGTTCAGTTAACCAATGTTACTCTTAACTTGTGAGGAAGAGATCACTAGGGATGGCGGTTCGGCAGACCCTCCCCCGTCTGTGCAACCGGCCCCGCTTACGGTTCCCGAACCGTCATCCCATGTGGTCTTTTTCGATCTGGAGACGCGGATTAATCCTGAACTGGTGAAATGGGACCGCTTCGCCATGGGTATTAGCGCACTCGCTGTATGGGACAATACCACGCAGTGGGTGCATTTGTACGACGACGAATCAATTGAGGAAGCTGTGGCGCATCTTGAGTCCGCTGACATGGTGGTGACTTGGAATGGGCTCGATTTTGATGTACCAGTCTGCGAAGCGATTGCTGGGCGCCGTCTTCATCTGCGTAGCCATTGGGATGTTTATGCATCCCTTTCATCGGCTGTTGGTATACGGGGACGCCGTAAGGGCATGGGTCTTGGACCCACTGCAGAACGCACTATTGCCCTGAGCAAGCTTGGTGATGGCGCTCATGCCCCGGAGTTGGCTCAGGAAGGCAAGTGGGGGCGGTTGTTCAATTACTGCTCGTGGGACGTCAAGGTCCTTAAGTCGTTGGTTGATCACTTAATCCGAGAAGGTTACCTCGTGATGCCGGGCGGTATGAAAGTCCGGGTCAAGGTGCCTGCTCCACTCCGAGTGTAAATGGGTCCCTACGGCACGACCGCCTACGGCAGCACGGTTCCTTACAGCTACCAGATTCCGTATTCTCCGCTACCCGAGGAAGACGGACTGGTTAAGCTAGTTCGCGACCGTAAGGCGCATAGCGAGCTTTACTACAAGTTCTTCCATGCGCGTCTGCCCATTCTCTACAACTTGTACCGTGGCTCGTTGCGCTTCCGGTTCCAGAATTTCCGCAACAACATTCACATTCCACTGATGTTCGCAACGATTCAGTCTGACGTTGCTAAGAAAATCGAGACTCTGTTCGGCACCGCGCCCTACGTCGCGTTCAGCGGATTCGGTCCGGATGACGCGTCGATTTGTCGCAAGTGGACCTCGCTCGCGCAAGCCCAACTCGAGGATGCACGCGCCCTGCAGAAGTCGTACAACTTTTTCGTAGGCGCCGATCTTTACGGTAAGGGCATCGCTCGTGTCGGCTGGAAGTACGTTGCCAAAGATCGCATGTTTCGCCAGCAAGTTCGGCACCCACTCACCAACCGCGCTATCACGCAGATCGTCAAGCAAAAGAACGTGGTTGAGTTCGATGGGCCCGATTACGACATTCTCGACTTGCTCGATTGCTACCCGCAGCCGGGCTACAGCGATCTCCGGGGCATCGGCTCCTCACCCATGCAGTGGTTCATCGTGCGCCGCTATCTCGACTTTAGCGAGGTCCTGGCGCTCGCGTATTCCGGTTACTACGACCTTGACGAAGTGCTGCGCATGCAGCAGCAAGGCGGCGGCGTAGTTGAGGCGTACGACTACTTCAAGGCTTACCGTTTGAACCGCTTCTTTATGGAAGCGCCTGAGCGCATTCTCGAGCAGGAGCCGATGGGCCGACCGGTCTTCATCGACGAGATGTACGGCTTCGTTCCTTCCGAGATGACCGATGACGGCTACGAGGATCGTTACATTAGCGTCGCCAACGGTCGCTACCTGATTCAGAACATCCCGAATCCGAACTGGCACTGCGGCATTCCGCTGGTTGACTACGCACCTAGCCCCGACCCGCACTACTTCTTCCCGATGGGCAAGGGCGAAACGATCGCTAAGATGCAGATTGTGGCTAATCGTTTCACCAACCAGCAGCTTGACGCGCTCGATTTGTTCAGCGATCCGGCGTTCTTCATCAACGAGGCCATGGGCCTCGACATGGACAAGCTGTTCATCCGTCCCGGTAAGATGGTCGAGACGCAGGGCCCGCCCGAGGGCAACATCATGCCGATCTCGCCCGATTTGCGCGGGATCGAAATGGGAACCGCCAAGACTCAGGAACTGTGGCAGTGGGCGCAGATGGCGACCGGCATCGCCGAAGATACCGGCATGGGCATCGCCCAGCCGGGTTCGCGTGAAACAGCGCGATCAGTGCTTGTGCGTTCAGAAGCCGGGGCTAGTCGCATGTTGCTCGAGGCTCGCCTCGCTGAGGTTGATTACGTCGAGCCTCTTGCCGACATGTTCATTGCGCTTGATAAGCAGCACTTGGACCTTCCTCGTCAAATCACCATTCTAGGTCGGTCCGCACAGCGTGATCCGATAACTGGCGGCGAGATCATCGGGCGTCACACGCTCGGCTTTAGCGATATGCAGGCCAACTTTGATGCCCGCTCGCGTGGCTCAATCACTAAGGTTAGCAAGGGCGTTAAACAGCAGAACATGGTCATGCTGCTGCAGGCCGCTGCCGCTAATCCCGTCGTTGCCGGTGCAGTCAACTGGCTTAACTTCTTCCGCGACACTTTCGAAATCTTCGACGTGGAGAACGTTAACGAACTGATTGAGACTGACGACGCTTTCCAGCGTAATAAGGCCATCGTTAATGGTGAACCCGGCATGGCACCGCCCGATAACGGCAGCATGCAAGAACCCAACAACGGATTCCCGCTTGGACAGACCCCGGGCATGGCACCGGGCGCTAGAGTTCCAGGCGCCCCTTACGGAGTGAACTCGGGCAACATGCCCGCAATGATGGGAAGAGGAGCAGCTTAACGCATGTTCGATGAACTCGTTGTATTCGAGGGTTCCGATCTTTGGCGACACGGCCTCAAGCCCACGCTCCGCAAACGTAAAGAAGCTCTCCTTGTGGAGTTGGTCAATCCCTCTCAAAAACGTCGCGAGAAGTACAGCGATGACTTTCTGCGAGGCGTAATCAGTGCAATTACGATACTCGAGAATTTGCCTGTTAAAGAGATTAAGCGCTTGTCCGGCTCTAAGGACAAAGCGTTCAATCTGCAAATTCTTGACGAAGTAGAAGCGCCATAGTATTGTAGAAGAAACGAGGGACGACCCCTCAGGAGGTTTCACTTGGCTTCAAGACAAGAAATTTTCGAAAAGATGGTCGGAGTGGGCGACCCCGCCGTACCATCTGAGCAGTCGGGCGACCCGGCACAGACGCACCAGCCCGCGACCAGCGGAGAGTCAAAGCCCGATCTGGTGTTCGGCAAGTACAAGGACCTGGATGCGGCTGCTCAGGGCTTCAGCGCCCAGCAGGACCACATCAACCGCCTCCAGGACGAGAATAGAACTTTTCGTGACCTTTTGGCACAGGTTGCGTCCGGAACGAAGCCACAGGCTAAGTCCGCTACCGAAGAGCTCCAGGAAATGGGCATCCCGGCTCAGACGATTCACCGTCTGATTCAGGAGATTGCAGGCCCTATCGCCAAAGAAACGGCGAAGGCCGAGATCGCGCCCGTTCTTTCTACGCAGGCTGCCGATCAGTACATGGCGCGGCACTACCCAGCGTACAGCGCTCTCGAGCGTGATATCGTGTCTTTCGTTCAGTCAGACCCTGAAGTTCGTCAGGTGGTGGAGGGTATGCTCCGTGCTGGAGATATCACCACTGCCCGCGTCACCGCTTTTGAACGCTTTCGCATGGCGAATGGCGATCAGGTTGACGCTCAGCTTCGTACTCTCGAAGGCGACACACGGCAAGAGGCGCTCATGGCTAAGCGACAGGCCAGTTTGATTCCGGGTCAGCGCGGTCGTACGGCTGCACCTAGTAACACGCAGCAGGACGACAAGCAGCGCAACGCTCGAATCGCGAACGCAGTTGCTCGTGGTGACCATCGGCAGTATTTCGCAGAGACTCTGGGTCCTGGCGTCCGTGCGCAGTTGCGCCGTAGGGGCATGGAAGAGTACATCTAACCCAAGCCCTCGCCTGAGGCAATAAACCATGTCTACTTGGAGTGCACCTACTGCAAACGTTCTCGACACGTACGAGCTTAGCGACGCCGACTTGCGCGACGCTGGCGTACTTCGGGAACAGCTTCTCGACGTAATCACGAACATGGACCCGTTCGATAACCCGGTTGTCGCGATGCTTCCTCGCGTCGAGGCAAAGGGTGTTGTCGATCAGTGGCTCAAGGACACGCTGCCTGCGACCTCGGTTATCGATACTGGTATTCCGGAAGGCGCCGACTTCGTTCCGCTCGCTCTTGTCAACCCGTCTCGTGACGTGAACTACACGATGATTTTCCGCGCTGACGTTCAGGTGTCGGAAACGACTCGTGCCGTCGAGAAGGCGGGCTTCAGCGATTCGTATGCTTACCATATCGGCAAGTACACGAAGACGCTCGGCAACAAGCTGGAAACGGTTGCTCTCGATCCGACCGTTTCTCTGCAGACCTCCGATCCGCGTATCATGAAGCCGCTGCCGGGCTTCCTTGACACCGCTGCAACTCGTCTCACGCTGGGCGCTGGTACGCCGGTTTCCTCGATTTCG